CCTCGTACTACGTGTCTATACAAGAGACGGTGAGCAAGTGTGAGAAGAGAGAGGAAGTTTCAGATGGGCAAGACTAAGCACCCACTTCTCGGTCATTCGATTCTCGCTAAAAAAGATACCTGGCTTACGAGACATCCAGTCGATTCTGTCTCGTTAAAGTCAGACGAAAAGCTTTTTGTACCTAAAGGCAGCGCGTGGGAGTGGCTCAAAATAACAGTTATTGCAGGTGATTTATACCGCGAAGTGAGGCTCAAAGCCAAGCCAGATACAAGCTGGTATTTTTACGAACCAGACTGGAAAATTATTAATGATGTAGATGAAACTATAAAGTACAAACCAAACCATCACATACAATTAAATACTCCATATTTTCGTCATAATTCTGGTTTTGACGGAGCAGATTGCACTTGTTTTAGCAGTTCATGTGCGATGCTCCTAAAGACTTTAAGAGAAAGATCTTTTGAGGATTACGAAGAATATATTGAATTTGTAAGTGAGTTAGGTGACGGCGCTGAAGCTTGGGTGCAGATTAAAGCACTCAGTCAGTTTGGATTAGATGCAGAATTCAGACAAGATGGAGATTGGTTGGCAGTTGAGGAGCTCATCCAGGAAGGAATACCAGTCCCTTTGGGTATTCTCCATTTTGGTCCTGTAGAAAATCCCAGTGGTTCAGGGCACTGGGTGACCGCTGTGGGCATAACTAAAGACCAAGAAAGTTTGATTGTTCATGACCCTTACGGTGATCTCGATTTATACAGTGGTGTTTACACCTCTGATTGCGGGTCGTTTCGAAAGTATTCGAAGAAGCAGTTAAGTGATCGTTGGATGGTTGAGAAAGGCTACAGTTCTGGTTGGTATATCAAGGCTCACAAATGAGTAACTACAGCAAAATTTTTGAAGAATGGAGTACAGAACAGGAAAACCGTAAAGCCCTTTTCACGGAATTTTTATATCAGCGATCGGGCCGCACCAACGGGCTCTTTACCGGCTTGTGGGATGAGTGGTGTCGGGAAGCCGGTGTTCAAGCTCGTGAAGAACATTTCACTGCTGTTCAATCTGGAGAAGTTAAAATTAAGACAGCGTAGAGTGTACTAAGTGGCGCAGCGCGATTATGACAAAGAATATCGTGAGCATGGCGGTACAGAACGTCAGAAAAAACGTCGCGCTGCGCGTAACAAGGCTCGTAGACATATGGAACGGGCTGGCAGAGTATCTAAGGGAGACGGAAAAGAAGTCGACCACAAAGACTTCAACCCGGAGAACAACAGCGCTTCGAATCTTCGGGTAGTCAAAAGAAAAACTAACCGCGAGAAACAACCCAAACGAAGCTAAACTTAAACCATGGAACAATCTAATTTTTTACAGCGACCCGGTGGTTTTGGACCTATGCCCGGTCTTAAACCGTTAGGTATGCCGATGGCAAAACCTTCGGCTTATATGAACGACGACATCAGCATTACTGCTCGTCGGCAAGCTTATTCCGACGATGTCAACCGAGTCTTCGCTCAATACAATATCGATCACGGAACTTATAGCCGTACACCTGTAAATCCTCTTCCTTACGCTGAAGGCAATATTACTAAGTCAGCTCAGCCGACCGGTCCTGCAGGTTATAACCACCGGGAAATGCCTTTGCCTGAGAGAGCTTTAGACATTCCGAAAGAGCAATACATCGCTGAGACATCTCTTGCTCAGAACCCCACCATGCGTGGAAGTGTACAAGCTCTTACGGTTCTTCCTCAGCAAAACTTCCTGAATACTCAAGATCCGAATCAGATGATGTACACACAGGATTATCGGGGTGCTGACGATATTTCCTTACAGGAACAGCTTTTGGGAGGTAAAAAATAATGATGCGAAGCGAGCAAATGGGTCCGACTCGCTTGGCTGGCATGGCTCTTGGCATGCGTCCTGCGGATATGGTTCGAGCCGTAAGTAATCCTTCAGAACTCACTGCTCGACTGCGTTACCAGCAGACATTCCCTAGAAGTTGAGGTAATGTTACCCGAGATCGATCTCGGAAATGCATACCGCAAAGCTTGATTGGATTACTCCAGACGCCGAGAAAGTAATCGCTCGTCACGCTCGCGTGTCGACGTCAAATCCTGATCGAGAAGAGTACGCACGGCTCCTTTCTTATTGCATAAAGCACGGACATTGGTCGATCCTTGAACAAGCCAATGTCAGTTTCGAAATTATTACCTCCAGAGCGATTTCGGCTCAGCTCGTCCGTCATAAATCCCTGTGCTTCCAGGAACTGTCTCAGCGATACACGAATCCATTCGAAACGCTGCCAGACGGCATTCACGACCGACCCCAAGAATTTTCAATTCGAAAGCAAGCTGACAAGAATCGTCAGTCAAGCACTGAAGACATCGATCAAGGGCTGTTAGCTTCTTTCAGGGATCGCATTTACAAGTTCGATGCTGAAGCTTATTCGCTTTATAGCGACATGCTTCAAGCAGGTGTGGCACGAGAATGTGCGAGAAACATTCTTCCTATGTACACACCTACACGACTTCACGCGAATGGAACAGTTCGCTCCTGGGCTCATTACGTGGGTTTGAGGGCTAAAGAAGACACTCAACTAGAGCATCAACTTATCGCACGTCAGATCGCGATGATTCTTGGTCTGGAGCTACCCACAGTGGTCAAAGCCTTGGTCGAGACCGAAGATCACTCGCTTGATGGTTGGCGATTCTTGTCAGACATATCCTGATCCTCTTCTACCCAGTACCCAATGGTGGTTTCTTGCTCGATGAAACCCATAAGGTTGGCAAGAGCTTCGTCGAGTAATTTTTGATCCTCTTCCGAAAGCTTTTCTACAAGCTCGTCGACCTCGTGGTCAATTTGATCTTTGGGCTCTTCAGACATCATCAAACTCCTCGAGGTACGCTTGGCGAGCTTCTTCGTTAATTCGTTTGCGAAGATAAGCAATTTTATCGTCGACGAGATGGGCGCTTGAGACATATGTAGCGCATGTGAATCCATCACGTTTAAGCTCTACTCTTATTAGCTCAGGGCCTTGTGTGTCGATAGAGATTTGCTCTTCACTCACGTTGGATCTTTCCAGGGGTTTTCAGGAGCTGTTGCGACTTGCCGAGGCGCTGTGGCTTGGGCTAATTGAGCTGCACGAATAATCTGACGATGCTGCTCAAGTTCTTGAGAAAGAGCTGCAGTCTGTTGTTTCGCCCAGTTCTGCGCGTTGTTAGTAAGTTCGTCTAACACGCTTGAGCTGTGAGGAAAATTGAAAGTTGTTCCTACTCCTTTGTTGTTATTTATTTTAGTTGCGCCAGTAGTTTCAGCTAGTGCAGAGAGAAAGCCGTGCGCTTGATCAATGCTGACATTAGCGATAAAGGACAGCTCAACGGGATCAACTAAACCACGATTCTTTTCATACAAAGCACTGAATGCTCCACTAACTCGATGGGCAATATCAGAACCTTCACGGGAGCGTAAAGCCTTCTTATCAGCGATGGATACACCAGCTAAAACCCCTCCCATAAAAGTGAGAGGGGCACCGACAAATTGAGGAGCTGTGATTGCTGTGGCGACAGCGGCAGCGCCACCGAAGAAAATAGTCAGAGGAAAGAACTTAAGTGCCATCGTGCTTTTGAAAAGATAATTCCCATTTAGAAAAGTCAGGCTCCTGAGCGAACTCCACAGGGTTCGGAAGCCGTGTATCACCATGAGAGGCGCGATCAGATGTTAGATCAAAAGGTTTAAGACGCAAACCTTTGATTGCAGGCATGCCTGATTTTGTTGTCGCTTTGCAATGAGGCAGCTTCAAGATATTGCACAGAGTTTCTAATGTTCTTTCTACAAAGCGGGGCTTAGCAGCAGGTTTATATCCACAGGCTTTGCAGAAGTTGGCGTAACTTGCGTAGAGCTCGGTATATGCATTTTTTACGAACATACCTTTTTCTGATTCGTCAGTGCTTGGGCGAGCGGCACCACGACCAACATGCGTGGCTGTGTTCGGTGCATAAAGACAGCACTCTCCCATCCAAGCGACGTACTGGTTGTTGAAGACCAAAGCATCAATGTTGGTCTGAGCGAGTGAGGGAGCGTGTTTTACAGGGTTGGCAAGAACATCCCTCATCTCGGCAAAGGGCATCGACAAAGCCCAGGAAACGATACCTGGTAGTTCTTCAACGAATTCACCCTCGAGCCTGTCGTCGTAGACATCAAGTAGTTGTCGACGTTGACTTGGAGGTACAACTTTATCCATAACGATTGTCAAACGCCGACGTTCGAGACCGCTTGTGGAGTCGTTGGAGCTGATGTGTTCGTTACTTGCGATGCACACCAAACACTCAGGTTTAAAACTAATAATTTCTTTTCCGTATTTACGTTCTGCGCGAAGCGTGTCTGACGCTGAGGTCAGTTTTTTCAGAACGTCCATCCGTTTGTTGTAATTTGATTCGTCCGTGAGGAGCAGAAGACGCTTACCAATCAGGTTGTAGGTTTCGAATTTGTTTTGTTCGATCAGCTCTAGGCTCGAAGTGTGGGTGCTGTTGAAACCAGCAAGCGCAATCATGAGCTGCTGCATCGTCGACTTACCGGTTCCACCTGGACCAACTAAGTGCAGGAATCGTTCGCCAGAGGTGTAGCCAGTCAAAAGGGCTCTGGAGAAAGCTTGAATGAGTTTTGCTTGACCCTTACGAAGGGAGTCGTCCATCCAAGCTAAAAACTTAGGACACTTGCGATCTTGATCCCATTCGTAAAGGAGACGAGACCGGAAGTAGAGCTCTTTGTTTTTGCCAGGTTCAAACTCAAAGCTGTCGCTGTCGAGTGCTCCATTAGCAAAGGGGATGTGCTTTCTACCCTTGCTGAAGATGCTCGTACGACCACCGTCAAGAGACTTGAGCATCTTTGCCTGAAGCATCGCGTACACACTGTTGACAGTTGAAGCTGCGTATTTGGGGAGCACTCCAGCTGACACAAAAGTGTCTAGAGCATTGACGATACGCCTTTTGACGTGCATTTCGTCTTGCACGTACCAGATACCTGTGTCTTCGTCGTAGGTGTAGAAGTTGTCGTGGGTGCTGTCGTATAGATAGTTATCACCTTGGTTTGTAGCAATAATTTCAGCTACGTCGTTCTCTGCGAAAGCTCTTTTTTGTTCAGCTGCGTTTTGCAGATTTACTAATTGAGCAGGCGTTTCTGGGACAGCGGTTTCCTTGTTTGTCATTGTTGTTTTTGTCGATGTTGTTGTAGGTTCTTCCGAAGATTTTTCATCGAGAGAGAAATCATCGAAAGTCAAAATTGAATCAAAAGCTTTGGCTCTCGCTTGCTTTACTGATTCTTCAATGTCGCTTGGGACGACATTTTTGAAAGTGTCGATGTCGACGGACTTGAGCCGTTTCCAGGCTGCAATATCGTCATGCTCCGATGCCATAACGATAGCTGGTCTGATCGTCTCAACATCTCGAATGCTCTCGACGATGCGAGTAAATTTGCCGTCTACCTCCGCTGGATACGCATAGACAGCATAGAACGCACGGTGTGCTACTGTCAAGGGTGAGATTCGACTTGCGATTCCGTTTTCCCTAAGCCAGTTGGTCCAGCCGAGGATTTCTTTAACAGCTCTTGTTACAGCGAGACTTCTGTCCTCTACCGGCTTTCCTTCAAGAATGTCTGAAACAGACCTTGCAAGGAGTTTTTCAAAATCTATACCGTCTTCTTCAATAGTTATATTTTTGAGCGCTTCGGTGACATCAAACTTATCTCCTTTTTCTTCTTTAGGAAGTGAGTGAAATACCTTGAGTGCCTCGTCAATTTTTTCTGAAGGTATAAATTTATCTGTAATCGTTAGAATTCCTTCTATTGATTTTGAACCATAGAAGAGATTTGGAACCTGCGTGGCACGGATGTCGGACCCAGGTATATCTTTTGAAATTGCACGAGTAAACCACTGATAAAAATCACCGTCGATGATAGGTTTTTCAAGGCCGAAAACTAACCTGAAACGAGGCCAAGATTTTGAAGTTGAGGGAGAGTCGTAAGCAAGAGAAAGATATTTTTTACATATATCGAGTTCTTGAGCTTGCTCCCATGTGAGCTCTTGTTTTTGAATTTTGTTTCCTTCAGCGTCTTTTCCGTCGGCTTGATTATCGATGTCGATAATTATCAAGCCAGCATGGACGATTCCAGTATTGTCTTTGACACGCTTGCCTTCGAGCATGTGCCAAGCGCATAAACCCTTTCGCTGGCCTACTTCGTCTGCGATACTAAGGGCGTCTAGCTCTACAGGCTCCCAGTTATTGTTGAAAGATCGAAAGTCACCACCTGCCTCAATCTTGCCCGTAGTAGCATCGAGTGCACTAACTACTTTGCTGTTTACGGAACAAATGAATTGCATGACGTGATTTGATGTCCCACCATTCTGCCTTGGATCTGAGGTTTTTACACCTATCTGACAAAGATTTAAGACTGACCGGCCTTGGGTCGTACCTCGTTAAAAAATTTGTCAACTAAAGCGAGCCACGCAAGCTCGTCCTTTTCGATCTCGGACTCACCAAAGGTGAAGACTTGAGTTTGATAATCATCCATCGGCGTGGACACGATGATCTGAGTTTTACTAATTTTGATACCTAAGCAGGCTTCTGCCGCAAGTTTATAGGCAGCTAATTGTAGTCGTGTTTTCTTGACCTTGAACACTCCTGAGATGAGTGCCTTTTTAGTTTTTTCGTCGACGTTGGACTTTTTATTAGGAAACCGTGCGCTGTATGGACCTGCGCTCGTCTTGAAGTCAGCTAGGACAATCTCAGCGTTATTGTCCATGTAAATCAAGTCACAACACCCTGCATATCCGTGTTTCGTGTTCTCGTCGTAGTAGAAAATTCTTCCGACGCCATCGTCACCTACATATTTAGACCAGCTTGGTTGGTTGTAAGGTCGTTCAGACCACAAGACTCTTCCTCCTTCAAGGATTTCATCCATTCTTTCTGGAACACCTTTCCAAAAAGGAGCGTATGCCTCTGGAGGCACTACCTTCAAGCCACGAATATGATTTTCAGTTGCCTCGTGGATCCACGTTCCTCGAGCTGCTGCAGCGTCAGCTGCACCAGGGTTCATAATGTTCCAGTGAGCCAGTTTTTGCTGAGTCTTAGCTGACTGAGTACTACTAAGAATTGAAGTTACAGACGGGAGATAATCAGGCACTCCAGGACACTTGTAGTGCCTTAGACCGTTGATAGTTTTACGTGTATCCATGCTTTTCAATTTATTCAATACTAGAACTGCGCTAGTCCATTGCCTGCATCTTTATTGTCACCGTCGCTTTCGTCAATAAAGAATTCACTTTTTTGATACTCAAAATCTCTATTACGTTGATCTAGCTCACTCAGCAAACAACGGCCTGCTGAAAAAGAGTCGGCAACAAGTTCTGCAGTTTCATCCGCTTCGCGAGGTTGACCAGCGTGATCAACGCACTCTTGAAGAATTTGACTACTCACTAACAACGCTGCAATAGTATCAAGCTTTTTATTTGTTTCCTGTTGTGCTTCAATCCACTGCGTCAGAAGCAACTGGAGTCGTCCTTTCATTTTTTTGTAAAAAAGATTTTGGTCGCTGCCAGCTTACATCGAAATCAATATTTGTCCCCCTATCTGTTGACTTCGCTTTGTCGTATACCATCCACGCAGATGTTACTGAGTCTTTTGTTTTACCTTGGTCAGCACGAAATACAGGCCGAGGATTCAAAACGATAAGATTCGATAAAGGTTTTTCCAGTAAAAACTCAGATCTCGCCCGTGTGGGCTCAAGAAATGTTAAGCGGTCAAGAATAATAAGACCGCGATTAGCGAGTTCGAAACCTGGCTCGATAAGCCATTGAATATTCTCACGCACACCCTGGGTAATCGCCACCGTCCAATCGAAATCAGGCAGGTTTCTCCACCAAGAAGCATCGAGGTAGTCGGTATCACTGTTTGCTCGAATACAGTCGGAATGCCCTGTCGACTTTAACTGAGCTTCGAGTTGACCGTCTGTATCAAGAGGTAGGACAATCCTCCCAGACACGAGGTTTTTTTCCGTAATAGGATTAATAATATTGTCGGGTACTTTATAAAAGCTCATGGAAAGTGATGATTTACTACGACGGTTACGTGAGTATATGACGATCGAACAAGAGTTTTATCATCATAGATTTATGTCTCGAGCACGAAAAATTGAAAAGGCAGAGGACTTTGTAGAGATCTTAGACCTGCTTCACGCAAACTACCTTGTCCAGAAAAGACTTTTTCAAAGTCTTGCAAAGTCTGTCGCAGACTCTGGAGTTGAGCTTCCTCCATTGAGCGAGTTGCTCGAGCAATAAAAAACCGCCGAGAGCACTTCGGCGGTTTGGTGTGTGTGTGAGTAGCCTTTAGGTTACACCGAAAGACCTGCAGCTTTCAACGCTTCTTTCTGTTCTTTTGTCAGTTCTTTAGAATTGTCTGACGTGGGTTCTGGAGGCGCTGCCTTAGGTTCGCCCGCACCAGCAGGAAGAGCGCTAAGACCTTCCGCCTTAGATCCCTCCAACTGAGGATTCGCTTCATCGAAAGCTGCTTTGATTTCGGCATGATCGGTTCCAAGAGGTAGTTCAACCAGATTCGCACCGGAGATATGAGAACGAAGTGCACTTGATACCAAGTCTCCTCCATCGCTTTGGAGCCACTCGTTAATATCTTTGATGAGAGTTTTCTCTTCGTCGTCTTTAACTGGGCGGTCAACAAACTCAAGCACGTTGTAATTAACTTTACCTGTATCTG